AGACTACGGACTTGCCATAGTTGCCACCATAGGAGCAGGAGCGGCAGCTTGGAAACTTCTTCATTTTATGCTAAGAGATGTAGCATCTGCTCTTAAAAATCAAGATGATATTATAATTGCTCTGATAGATAAAAGCAACAGAGTAGAAACTTTAGTACAGAGGTTAGATTCTAAGCTGGACACAGTTCTTCAAAAGCGTTCAGACCCTCTTCTAAAGGAAACCACAGAAAGGTACCGTTCCTGATGGCTTTTGAAAAATATAATTTAACAGTGAAGCCCTACGGTATAAAGAAGGTAAACGTAGAACAACAGCTTCCCTCTGGTAGGAGGATACCTTATATGAAACCTCTTCCCCTGAAGGGAGGAGGTAAAGTTATGGATACCCTTGTGAAACCAGCTTGGATGAGGAACAGATAAAATGAAAGAAAAAGATGATAAAAAAGAAATAGAAGCTTACATAGATATGGTAGCAAAAGATAATCCTGATCTTACTAGAAAAGAAGTTTTTGCTAAAGCCGGAGACCTGTATACTAAAGATTCTAAAGCTGCTACCAAGAGTGCAATAAATAAAATAAAGCTAAAGCATTATATGGCCAATGCCCCTAGAACTAATTTAAAAGCAGGTGGTCTGGTTGGCAATCCATCACGCATGAGGAACAGGTAGTACACAATGGCCATTGCAACCACATCAGACTTTGACACTACCTTCTTTATAGACGAGGTAATAGAAGAAGCCTATGCCATGCTAGGTGGTCAGGCAGAGCTTGCCAATGATGCTATCACTGCCAGAAGGTCACTGAACCTGATGCTGACAGACTGGCAGAACCGTGGTGTCCTCCTCTGGGGTACAGACCTAGCCAGCACCACGCTGGTCACAGGGACAGCAGAGTATACGCTCCCTGCAGAGACCGTGGACGTTCTCTCTGGGTATATCAGACTGACCTCCAATAGCAATGACTTTCAGATGAACCGAATAGGCTACGAGGAATACGAGGCTATCACCAATAAAACAACCTCTGGTAGGCCCACACAGTTTGCCACGCTCAGAGGGAGAGAGAACGTCAGTGCTTTCTTCTTCCCTGTGCCTGACGCAGCAGATACCTACACTTTTAGAAACTATAGAATGAAACGTCTGGCAGATGTTAGCAAGAGTGCTCTCCAGAACGCAGACGTTCCCTTCAGGTTTCTCCCTGCTCTGACCTGCGGTCTTGCCTACTACCTGAGTTATAAGAGGGCAGGTATCCCTGCAGAGAGAACAGCTATTCTTAAAGCAAAGTACGAAGAACTTCTTACCAGTGCTTTGGATTCAGACAGAAACCGAGTGAGTCTTTTTATCACTCCCAGACTGCAGGTGGTATAAGCAAGTGGCTAAACTTTGTCCCAGAGGTAAAGCAGCTGCAAAGCGTAAGTTTGATGTATACCCCTCTGCCTATGCCAATATGTACGCCTCTGCTGTTTGTTCTGGAAAGGTCACTCCCGGTGGTAAGAAGAAGGGTAAGAAGAAAAAAGTAGTAGGGGCCAAGACAGGAGGTGGTCTAAGGAAGTGGGTATCTGAAGAATGGGTAGACATAGGAGCACCTAAAAAGAATGGAAAATATCAACCGTGCGGTAGAAAATCTACTACAGGTACAAAGAGAAAATATCCTAAGTGTGTTCCTCTTGCCAAGGCAAAAGGTATGTCATCTTCTGAAAAGAAGTCAGCTGTTCAACGTAAGAGAGCAGTTAAGCAAGGTGTAAGGGGTAAGCCCACCAATGTTAAAACTTTTGCAAGCAGGAAGAAGTAGGAATGCCTATAAAAAAAGGTAGCATGAAGGGTCACAGTATCAGCGGTGGACAGAAGAGACCCACCAAGTCTGGTGCTGGCATGACCAAGAAAGGCGTGGTAAAGTACAGGAGAGATAACCCCGGTAGTAAGCTAAAGACAGCGGTGACAGGGAGTGTTAAGAAAGGTAGTAAGGATTCAAAGAGGCGCAAGAGCTACTGTGCCAGATCAGCGGGGCAAATGAAGAAGTTTCCCAAAGCTGCAAAGAATCCTAACTCAAGACTTAGACAAGCTAGAAAAAGGTGGAAATGTTAAATGTCTTTTAAGAAAGGTTTCTTTATCAGTGATAGATCAGGCTTCAGGTACAGGCTTGACCAAAGAGTGAAAGAACCGGGAACAGACTTTATAGTTGCTAAGTCTGAAAGTGATGGTATATTTAATCTTGTAACCAATCCTCAGAATAGAGTAAGATTTCCAATAGACAAAGAAGTTATTAAAGATGCAAGGCCACCGGATAATTCTGACAGAAACCAAAGCTGGAGTGCAGTGACCACCGAATGGGGTGAAGAGACTACACAGTGGAACTTTATATAAGTGAGGAATAGAACAACATGGCAGACTTAACAAATGCCAAGATAGCCAATACCTATAAGGACCTGTTACAGGTAAATGCACAGACTTCTAATGCAGGGTTGGACGGCACCGTAAGGACTATTCAAGATGGAGGAGGAACTGCTTCTCCCATTGCCATGAGTACGGCTCAGTTAAACGTCACGGGACAGTTTGCTCTGGCAGGGTCTGTCTTGACTGCCACGGCAGATCAGCTTAATAGTCTGGCAGCAGGTGGTTTCACTGCCTTGACAGGAGGGAATGACACTGTTCTTCTCAGGATGGGCGGCGTCTCGGTATCCACTGCCACCACCAGCGCCACAGTCATAGTCAATCCTACGCTTAGTCTTACAGAGGTAGACGCTGCCACGGGTAGCTTTAACACCTCTCTCAGCGCAACTAACTTTGTAGCAGGTACAGGTAGCTTCACCACCAAGGTATCAGGCGTAGCAGCAGAGTTCTCTGGGAATGTCTCCGCTGCTAATGTCTACGCCTCTACTAATATTTTTGTAGGTGGTACTGCTGTTCCTAGTGCAGCTGCTATCACTTCTATCAACAATGCACATACCTCTACTAACAATGCTCTTGTAGCTGCATCTGCTGCACTGGCCACTAGCATTGGCACAGCTAACACTAGAATAACTTCTGTCAGTGACTTTGCAGTGGCACTCTCAGCTACCCTAGCCACCAGCATTGCCAACGTATCTTCCACAATGGCCACCAGCATTAACACTGCTAATACAAGAATTACTTCTGTTAGTGATTTTGCAGTGGCTCTTTCAGCTACACTAGCTACATCTATAGGAACTGCAAATACCAGAATAACTTCTGTAAGTGACTTTGCAGTGGCTCTTTCTGCTACACTGGCAGCTAGTATTGGAACTAGGTTACCTCTGGCAGGTGGTACGCTGACAGGCATTCTTAGCGCCACAGATGTATATGTCAGTGCTTTGGCAGTGGGTACAAATGCACTTTTGGGTAAGGACTTACACATTGAGAAAGCAGCAGTTGCTGATATACAAGCACTAACAGATGGTACAAACATCTCTGTAGATTTTAACACAGGCCAGAACTTTACAGTGACACTGGCAGGTAACAGAACTCTTGATAATCCTACCAACTGTGTAGCTGGACAGGTGGGTAGTATCTTTATTACACAGGACGGCACAGGTAGTAGGACACTGGCCTATGGAACTTCTTGGGACTTTATAGGAGGAGAGGCCCCTGTGCTTACCACAGACGCAGCAGGAGTTGATAGGCTAGATTATATTGTACAAACCTCCACAGATGTTCAAGCTCTGGTAACAAAGGCATATTCATAATGAGTGTTTTTAGTAACAATCTTCTTCTAGGTGCAGGTGGACAGAGTACAGGTCCAGTATTTGACCCAACTCTGATTGGTAACTCTGTTTGGTTGGATGGATCAGCAGATTTTTTAAAAAGGGATAATTTTGCATTATCTGCCGATGGTCGAAAAGAATTTATCTTTTCTATATGGGTTCAACGAAATGAATTTGGAAGGGCGCAAACTCAGTTCGATATATATCCAACTGGTTCTACTAGCTATAATGATGGGAGTCGTTTTATATTCCAAGCTGGTGATCAACTGCAATTTTCAGTTGGAGGTGGTGGATCATCTGGTGGACAAAAAGTTAGCAGTGCTAAGTATCGAGACATTAGCTGGTATCATGTCCTAATCAGCTATAATACCAATACTTCAGTCACTGCCGCATCTCGTCACCGACTGTTTGTCAACGGACTAGAGATTACTGATATTGGTACATACACTGCACCTCCTAACAATCAAAGCTGTCTTGGAAGTGGGACTGGAAACGCTGATCTACGAATTGGTAGAACAGAACACCCTGGAATCCCCTATCCCCCAAAAGCCTATTATGCACAAGCTTGTTATTTAGAAGGAAAATCATTCCAAGCTGGTGATTATGCTATTACAGATTTCCTAGATTCATTTACATTTGGAACTAATGGTTCTCAGTTTGTTCCAAAAGCTGATGCAGACATAGCTGCTCTTGCATCCACAGTAGGAGGTGCTAGCTTCTGTCTTGACTTTGCAGATAGTGCTGATCTGGGGAATGATATTAGCTCTAACGCTAATGATTTCACAACTACCAGTATGGCAGCGGTTAATCAAAGCACTAACACACCTAGCCATACTTATGCTGTTATGGATGTTCTAAAAAATGATGGTGCTAATACATCAACAATGGTTTTCTCTGAGGGAAATACAAGAGTCACTGG